ACCTTGACATTCAATAATAACGCCAACGCCATCCCAACTAACTTGCTTCACCAGATCACCGACTTGCACTGAGCACCTCTGGATCATTTTCGATTTGCCTGCCAAGTTCGATGTGCCTGCCATCAACGAGTACCTTCCAGTCGTATTCCAAGCTGTCGTTTCTCGGCAACTTTGCAATCAAGAGGGCAACGCCTGTTGGCAGTTCCCAATGATTGCGGCATCCTCTGGGTAGCTTTATCATATCACCGACTTTCATATATCTCCTTACTTGATATACTATATTATACCACAAGGGGAGTGTAATTGCAACAGGTTTCTTTGTCAAGGGATTGTCAAGAAGGGTTGACAACTGTAAGTCGGCGTTTGATGCGGATAGTTTCACTATCAATAAGGATATCCCAGCTACGATCATATCGCCAATCACCATCGGGGTTGCCATCTGGAACGGCGCGCCGGTGTTCTTTAACGATGAGCGCGACAGTGCCGCGCCACTTTACCAGATCACCGACTTTCACTTACCACCACCAAATGTTTATAATGTAAATACTTTATTTCTCCACCGAAAGCGACACCATAAAGTGATTTAGCGGTCTTATTGACCTCGACAACGATTTTGGGCATATGCCAAAAACCTTCTCTCGAAATTACTAGATCACCAATTCGTGGGCGCGGATAATTATTGATTTTCATTTTTAATCTCTGTGATATGCCGACACTTACGCCGAAAACCGAAACCGGGACAAGAGCAGGAATAAGAACCCTTAGAGAGTTTAACAGCATAAATATTTCCTTTGCTACCCGTTACACTCCAAGAGTTTTCGCCGGCAACAGGGGCTGCCTCACGGCGCGTATATACCATATACTCTGATAACCCATCGAGAGTAATATCAGCCGGCACCTCAACCCATATGGATCCAGCGATCCCGTAACGGATCCCAGTGTGGCTCGTAAAAAGTGCTGGCTCCATGTCAACTTCGATCGGATTCATATAAGAAGAACTCCGAGCGCAAAAAGAACGCAAGCCATGGCTGCACACAGGCACCCATGAACCACAAGCCCCATCACATCTTTATCGACTTTCATTTACTACCTCCTTTCTGCTATTTAGCAAGTGAAAAAGTGAATAGCGAAAAACAATAGCGTACCCCAGCACACGGCATCCGCCGCGATTAAAGCCATCGCTAACCTGTTCTGTCCAATCTTCATAGCTGTTCTGCCCATAAAACTCTCCTTTCTATATATATAATATATCATTGATCTCACCATAAGTCAAGCACTCTCTTGTAAAGAAGATGTCAAGTGAGCCACATCATAGTTTTCCTCGTCGATTACGCACATGTCACCCTCACACCAAACCACCCACATTTCAGGATGCGATTCCGGGTGAAATTGGTATAAAACAATCGCAGGATTCGACCAATCGTCATGACCAGAGTATTCTGGCTTAAAAGAAATAAGATCACCTTTATTCATTCTACCACCACTCGGCCGGGGTTGTCGATTGTGTCGCGCGTTGACAGGCCAAAAGGTTTAACTGCTATGTCCACCAGTCTTTTCATGTCGATAGATTTACCCGTGATGACAACGAACGGGGTGTCATGGTCGAGGCAAGCACTTTGAATAATGTTTTCCACGCTGCTGTGCCTGACTCCATGCAAATCAATGATTACGTTCACTAATCACCACCAAGGTATGTGTACCCACCCAAGCTATATCGCCATCATTAAATAAAACTTCTGCTGACTTTGTTTTGCGTCCTGTCCTAGAAAGTTTAACGACGATCCCACACTCCTGACCGTCGAGCGCACAATCCTGACCGAATTGTACCAAATCACCAATTTTAATATCGCTTAGAATCATAGTCGCACTCCTTTATCTCTACAAATGTTGGGGTACCTTCACCACACCATGCGCCGGCTGTATTATAATTAAACCATTCTGCTGCTTCTATTTCCGTACAATCCATCCACTCTTGGATAACATTGATACATAAATCAATGTTATAAGCAGCAACATTCATTGAATCAACTCTTGTCCAGTGATCCGTCGGCGCTGCAATCACTCCCACAAGGGCTTTGTCAAAATACTTTCGAGGTTCCAAATAAAGCGCCTCTGGGTGTATCTCTGATATTGGTTGTAATCTCATTTATTCTCTCCTTCTTTGTTATCTTCATAAACATGCTCTAAAAACATTTCGTGAAACTTTAAGTACTCGGTCGTACCTAGGAAAACGACGGTATATGCCTCGGTCCGGTTTCCAGCACCCATGGTGCGCGCGACGATCATGCCGACCCGATGATCGGGGATCTTGGGGTCATGGGTTCCATCGCGGATCTTCACCAGATCGCCGGGTTTAAAAGTCGTCATTGTCTTAGGTGTCTTCTGCATCGTCATCTATCTCATTCGGTAAGTCCTCCGATAATGGGTCATACTCCCATGATTTTTCATAATAGCCATCGGTATTATAACCAGCTTCGTGATAGTAAGTGGTATAATCGCTGAAATGTGGTTCCTCGTCAGAACTATAACTGATCATTGAACCTGTAAGTGTATCCCCCATGCTAACCAAAATCCTTGATAAAACTTCCTGCATATAATCTATCTCGGCTTGCGCTTCTGCCTGCTTTGCTTCCGCTTCGATTGCAGCTTCTTCGGCTGCCTTTGCCTCTTTTTCTTCTTCGCGCTGCTTTCGGAAAGCATTTAAGTCAACAATATCTCCCATTAGAAAGGAAGCTCATCGTAAGAAAGTGGCGAAGACGCCCACACAAGCGGGTGCATAACCATATCGGCGGCGCGCTTTGCAATCGAAACATGCTGAGAAGTGGTCATGGAATGGAACCCGCCGGTTGCCGCCATGAAATTAGCGAGGACACAGACGCCCGCATTCGTGCGCGCGCCAATCTTCAAGCGATAGGAGAACAGTTCTCCATCAATTGTCATGAACGTGCTCTTGTGGTTGCGCGCATTTTTTCCTTCCTTCCACGCACGAACAACATTTAGATTATCAGTTACCGCTATTCTCGACATGCAAATCTCCTTTTGCTTTACTTTACTAAGTATACGACATTTGCGAAAAAAAGTCAATGTATTTCTTGTCAGGGAAATGTCAAATCCCGGGATAGTCTGGATCATTGTTAAACAAATCTTCGGCGTAGTCCTTTGTGAACCTCAAGCCGGCCGGGTCAACGCCATCATTGTGTGCGGCGATCGCTTTTTTTGCAAATATACGTAGCATCTTGATATGTTTAATCTTTCCGTAAGAAAGTTGTGGTCCGTAGGGCATACCGGCATATTTGCGATAAAAATGACCAGCGATTTTGAAAGTATCGCGGATGCCATCAATATCGTCGGTGTCTATTACTAATGTTAACTTCATTTACAACCTCTATTTGATCTCTAGCTGGCGCCAATATATGTTCCTTTCCACGTTCGATGCACCACATCCTCCAAACGCAAAACTCACCCATGTCGGGTGTCTCAAATATAATCCCGTGATATGGTTCTGTCCATACAACCTCACGAAGATCATCAACGCCATCGGCGTAACGAACCCTGATCAGGTCACCGACCTTCATGCACTACCTTCATATCTGCTTGCGGGATCCCGCGATTATCACCCTTAAAAAGAATGCGAGCAAACGGCTCGTAGGGGATTGCTCCCCAATTTATTTTCTTGCCCATATCATCGGTTCGCCAGCACTTGCTATCGTAAACTTCCGTTACCAAACAAATGCTATCGTTCCACATTACTAAATCACCCGCCTTCATTTATAACCTCCAGCCATTTTTGCGGTTCCCAACATGTTTCTTCATCTTGAATCCAGTAAACTTTAACGCGACCTATTCGCCGATCATGGTACCGATCATCCTTTGTCTTCAAAACAATGGCGATAGGCGTAGGTTCACCTTCCCTTAGCTTTTGTCCCGGCATTATTACCATATCGCCAACTTTAATCTTCTCAGACATAACCTCTCCTTACTCTTATAATATATCATGCACTGCGGCTGTTGTCAATGTTTATTGTGTCAAGGAATTGTAAAAGGAAAATCTGGGCGGAAAAAAATCGCGCGGCGGGGCTGGTATCTATGCTCTCGCTAGTCCGTTCTTAAAATACCACCGGGGTTCCCCGGCGTGGTTCCACTTCACTATGTATCTAGGATCCCCGTGTGTGTATTCAACAGACAGTATAAGTCCAAGTTTGCCCTTCCAATAATCTCGTGGACTTTTGCGCCGAACTAGATCACCTGCCTTAAACTTAGAATATACCATTTTATCTACTACTCGCTTTTAATGGGGCTACGCCCGGCGGAACCTCTCCCGCAACCATGCCACCATGCTTGGCGATCACCATTGTAACTACTTGAGTGGGTACCCAACCATAAATAGTCCCTGTTAGATTATCTGGATCTTCTGACCATTCAGAGAGCAAGGGTTCCTCCCGATTTGGGAAACCTACTTCTACTTCTGTGTACTTTTCTGCGTTATTGATTCGTGGAGTACAGTAAGATGATTCAGAAGCCTGAACACTCATCATAAACCCATCGACGCACTCGACCATTTCATATTGATTCATTTATATATCTCCGTCTAAGATACTCTGAATGGTATCTGAAAGTTCTACAACGCTCATCGCTTTCTCTGACAGTTCATTTAGAATCTGCTGAATATCATACAGCTTTTTTTGCGGTGAAATAACTTGTATTCTAGGGTTTTTTGTTTGCTTCTTCATTTCTTCTGCTTCGCTTTTTTTAAGGCTACTCCATTTGGAAGTATAGCCGCCGTAATCGTGGTAAGACATTTTGTTCTCTCTCTATTGTAAGTTGTTAAATGGCTCCCGTTGAAAGACTTGAACTTTCGACCCTCTGATTAACAGTCAGATGCTCTAACCAACTGAGCTAAACGGGAATGTAGATGGTACACCCTGTTGGATTCGAACCAACGACCCTCGGCTTAGAAGGCCGATGCTCTATCCAGCTGAGCTAAGGGTGTATAGCTCATGCTATCTCAAAGAGATCGTGATTCTGCATGAGTGTCCTATTCCCGCGAGCGGCGTTATCTTCGACGAAGTCTTCGTAAAAATAAACTGGATGGTCACCAGACACAAGGGCAATCAAACATTCACCGGCACTGGCAGCCAAACGCATAGCAGTGAGCCATGCATCTTTCCTATCCATCACGCCAGTATATCGAGTCCGGTATAGCTGTCCCTGAGCACCTTGGTAGATTGCTGTGTAAATCATTATATTATTCTCCATCATTTGATTTTAATTCTTCCTCAATCTCTTTACATATAATAACAGGAATAGATTCTTTTGTCAACTTTAAAATGTAAAAAGTATCCCCTTCTTTGATCTCGCACGGAAACGCGGTGAGGGGTAGCACTGCGTGTCCTATTTGATTGGTACTTGGATTCGTGTTGATTTCAACCGTTGCCAAAAAATCATCGGTGGAGTCTATCGTTCCGATTAGAACGAATGTTGTTAGTAATTTCATATCTTGTATTCTCTCCTGTTAAAATGGTGGGCATTCTCGGGCTTGAACCGAGGACCATCCCGTTATGAGCGGGGTGCTCTGACCAACTGAGCTAAATGCCCTATGGGGTAAAATGGTGGGTCCACCGGGACTCGAACCCGGAACCTGCGGATTAAAAGTCCGATGCTCTACCAGTTGAGCTATGGACCCGTTTATTGCATTATTCTGTGGGCGCCTTGATTTTCTTCGGGGACTGACACAATCCTTCTTCAATCAAACTCATCGCGTGGCGACCAAACCAACCTTGTAACGTCCAAGCAAGTCCTGAATCGATCAAGTGCTGCCATGCTTCATAATACTGGGATGGGCGATCATGGGCAATAAATCCTTCTGCAATACCAATCGCATCGTAATCAGACATCCATTTCACCATTGTGTAAAGTCTCTTCGTGGACTGTCAGTAGCTCACCAGTCTCCAGCAGGTGAATCACCCAGCCGCGCTCAGTGGTCTGAACTACGTCGTCGACCTCATCGAGCGCAATACACTCACCCTCGACCTCGCACTCATCTAGCAACACCGCTGGACCTTGATCCAACCATGCTTTTACTTGCCCCGCTTTCATAATACTTCCTTTGTTAATTTAAATGGTAGGACCGGCGGGAATCGAACCCGCATGCTCGATCGAGCGAGAGATTTTAAGTCTCTTGTGTCTACCAATTCCACCACGGTCCCTCTTACTACTCTACTATAATACCACTACCGGCGCCGAATGTCAACCACTTTCTACACCTTTTCTGTCAAGAAGATGTCATCATACTTTCTTCAACCAATCTTCCGGGCACCAATTTTCTTCCTCTTTAGACATTGATTCGTATGCCGAGGGTTTCTTGAACCATCGTATACGTGCGAACTTATATTTTGGCTTCTTGCACCAGCCATGGCCATTGTACGTAAAGAACACTTTCGCAGCTTTAGGATTATTGCAGCGGTCCATTAGCTCGTCTCGGTATTTTATTCTATCCCCGTATCTCTTCATTGAAGTCAGGGTAGTGATCACTTCAGAAAGAGGCACGTCGAGTCCCGCTTCTTCTGAAGCATCCTCGATCTTTTCTATGACGATACCAAGCCCCTTATTCTTTCTTCGATACAAGCATACTAAATCTCCTACATTGACTTTTGGCATATAACCTCCGTATAATATATAGTATAGCATTGAGTTGGGCTTAATGCAACAGTGTAGTTGTCAAGGAAATGTCAGTAGTCATCTCGTTTCGGAGCTTCTAAGATTGCGTCGATGTAGCCCGCCGGCACTTTCAAAATTATGTAACGCCACCCCATCCACTTTGCTGAATGAAGCGTTTGAGTTAAAAATGGGTCAAGGTTATCGGAAGGATCGGCGACTTCTAAAACCAATACAATATGATTTCCACCATCGTCTGAGTCAAAGCAAACGGTAAATCGGCCGTCAAACACGCTAGCGGCATGCTGCATTAAGTTTTTCTTAGCATCACTCTTCTCTGCTTTTTCGCCACCAAAATATAAACTAGCCATAGCTCGCTCCCCCTTTACTTAAAATTTCAATATCATCTTCTGCCCCGTCTAATATTATTAAACGGTAATCAGGATCAAACCCGCAGGAGTGAACCACTATGGCGGACTCTCTCACGGGAGATATTTGCATCACAATCCCATATTTATAAATGGGATCGGCGCCCACTAACTTATCGGGGTAGGCAGCAAACGTCGCATGTCCTATTATCCAACGCACTAAGTCACCTTTAGAGAATCTATCCACATAATAACTATGTAGCTATATGGCGTCCGGGATAGCTAAGTGGTCTTTAAGTTGATCGTAGCCACCAATAACGATAGTTTCATGTTCAGACTGCTGAATAACAATAGGAAAAGTGGGCCAATTATATTGCTCTTTGAGCCGGCTCCTATATGTTTTGGAGAAGTCCGTTTCAACAAAAACATATTCCTTTTCTGGGTAATACTCTAACAAATCTGCGCAGGCGCGCAAGCACGCTGGGCAATCCGTGATACCGTACACTATATAAATCATTCTTTTAACTTTGTTTTATATATTGTAACTACTGAACGGTTTGTCCGATAATCTACATGCAAATCACACTTACCCTTGAAGGTGTTTCTTAGATTGGACACGGTAGGTTCCGTCTTTTTTCCTTCATAGAACATTATAACTTGGGTCTGACCCCTATTAGCTAGTTTAAGGGCATCGCGATGTACCGCTTTTATTGAGGAATATACCCCCTTGAACAATTCTGCTCTCGTTGTGTCAAATAAGCAATAAATATAAATGTTAGTCACTGTGACACTCCCTCGCCGTTGTCCAGCATCGCAACTGTTATTTGCACAGTAGTCTCACACGCCTTCAGTTGAAGTTCTTTCTCTATGACTGCTTGTGGATTGTCGCTATTACAGGCTGTCTTATATTCTTGCTCAGCAGCTTCTAAACGCTCCATTGATTCTAGCATCATAAGAGAAGTAAATAGACCCGACGCAATCTCTTCCACTTTCTCGGTAGCTTCAGATAGCGGACCCACCAATAAGATGTTACCTCTGGAGTTCACTGTTACCGCCCAAATCTTGAATGGTTTTAGTTAAGAACTCTTCCTGAATCTTACAGTTTAGTAACTCCTTTCTTAAAGTTTCTTTTCTATCTTGCAGAATTTGCAACTGTATCATACAAAAATCCTTCACTGTCTTTACTTGCTTATTCATTTCTTTTTACAACTTCCGCATCTTTGGGATTTTCTAGATTTGGTTCTCTCTTCTTTCGACATACTTATCTTTTTGAAGTTGACAATCTTATCGGAAAACATCTTACCTCTTGCCATAGCACGAATGTCGCCGGAGTCCGGGCTGAAAGCACCACAAAGGACAACTTGATTTGTGGGTACGTGCAGGATATACTCGCCAGGAAAAACTTTGGCGCCTTCTAGAATTTCTACAAATTTCATCCAAGCTCCATGCTCATTACATTGTCGTATGCGTTGTATTTCAAGTCGTTTAGCCTTTGCAGAGCTTCTTCTCTACGGAGAATTTTAAAAGCAATGTTTTCAGCGGAGTATTCCTGCTCTGGACTATCTAATCCTGCTCTTCTCATCGATCGGATCTTCATCTTAAGCCTTTTGATTGCGGCGAGTGCCGAGCGGGGCTTCTTCTCTGCGAACTTCTCGATCATACTTATTTGGGTTAACGTATCGTCACTCTTAGCGCGCGCCAAAGCAAAATCAAAATGTACATCCGTGGGGTCAGGTTCGATAGCCCATGTATCTTCAAATATAGAATATACGCCGGAAGATCTATGTGCATCTCCAACGTTTTCCACATAAACCTCTACCTCGTAACCGAATATTCGAATGGTGTGCAATTCGTTCCAGCGCATGCGTGCTGCGTCAAAAAATGCTTTTACCAGCTCTGTATCTGAATCAATTTTTGCGAAGTCCACGACCAAGTGTAAGTCTATATCCGAGTACATAGACCAGTTATAGTTGGCGAGGCTACCGGTGAATCTCAGGTCAATCATTTCTGCCGGTACTTCAAGACCCTCGGCGAAGTCTTCTGCTATTCTTTTTAGGCGCCGAGCTACCTTCTTGTCTAGTTTCTTGTTCTCCCAGAAGTGTGGCTCTAGCTCAGGTTGTTTCTCAAATGATTCAGACTCTATTTCCTCACCAAGATTCCCAGTCTGCTTATCAAAGGTAACATGGGAGCCCATCTTTTGAGTGTAAGGTGGAGTATTTTTCTGGCCACCAACGTTCAGTAATTCATCACGATCTTTGGTATATGCGCGTACGCGCTTCAGGAAAGAAGGGTTCTTAGATTCTTCAATCTCTACATCTTCTTCCGGTGCTGTGCCGGCGCTGGTGGCGTCAATAGATGTTCTTTCTTCTCTTAATATTCTAAACCATTTGTCCATGTTATAATTAGTCCTTATAAAAGTTAAATCTACCCACCATCATACATGGTCTGTTCGCCATCTTCAAAGGTGATGATCGTTTTGTTTGTTGGATGTGATTTAATATGTATCTTCAAAAAATCATCAAACGCATCGAAGAACGCGATGGATCCTCTTGGCGCCGGAGTCAGCCAGTGAATAACCGTATGACCAGTAGCGAATGTGGCGCCCTCAATGACAACACCCTCGCCAGAGATCCCTGTCTCATCGCTCTGCCGGCATACTGTGAAAGTCCTGATCCCTTCGGGCGCCCTATTGCTAGGTTTCTTCGGCTTCAGATCTTCTGGTTCTGTCGACAACTCTACTATGCTCTTGGTCGCTTTCATGCGTCACCCTCTGGTTCTTCTTCTGCGAGTGCTTCCACGCAAATGTCTTTCATCAATTCCATCATTGCAATTTCAGAGTCCATCTCATCAGGGCAAATCTCTTCTTCCTCTGTGCAAAAAACAGTTTTTAGTTTATCTATTTTCATCTTCATATCCTTTATTGCTTTGTCCATGCTTTGTATTTTCTGCACCAGTGGTGCATAGCAAAGTGGTCCTTTCGTTTTAGCCATTTCTTTTCCTCCTATTATAACATATCCCAGTCAATCTTGTACAGCGGAATAACTATTACAATATCTTCTAAAACATCAATTCCAAATTCTGTTGATCCTACGCTGATCGCGACAATTATCCCAATCAGTTTTCCTGAATCGCTGAACACTCCTGACCCGGACGACCCGGGCCAAGCAAAAGAATGTACGTATACGTTCTCACTGCTATCATGCCCGCTGATCTCTCCAGCAAAAGTTAACGGACCCTGCCCGTTGGGATATCCGGTATAGTACGTGCCTCGCTGGATCGATAGATGGCTGTGCCAATCATTTGCTCTCGGGTAATCGGCGGGTATCTTAACTGCAATCCTCCCTGGGATCCTGTCTACTTGTATTATAGCATAATCGATTCGCCTGTCAAGGATTTTAATTTCAATACACTCAAACATACCACTATCTGTCACTACTCTAATCGAGGAACATTCTCCAACGATGCCATGGCTAACTGTTATAATATAATATTGTTCATCTATGGTGAAGTACGTGCCTGATGAAGAAGAAACTGTACCTTCTTCAGAAATAGACATAACGTTTACTGCACTGTTTCTTGACTTTCTAATTGCCAATGACGCACGACGTTCTAATAATTCTGAAACATTGTTGGGGGATTGTATCTCGCTCACGCTTGACAACTGAGCATGTTTAAACGAAGAAGCCAACGCCAGCCCAACTAATAAAGAGACTAAAGTAACAGCGGACACAATTCTACCCAAGCTGCTCTTTAAGCGCGCGAACACTTTATACCTGCTTTTGGAAACTCAAGAAAACAGGGAGTTCTGCTAACCCTGATTTCTTGGCAAACCAGATAAGGTCTTCACTACCTGTCACTTTGGCGCGGCCGTTTTGTCCTATTGCGAGGTACACAGGGTGAGTTGCACCAGTCCTAATAAAGTTTTTATATCTTCCGTCAAAGTCCATCTTGTTCCCTCGGTATACTCTGGACATATATGGAAGAAGATCTTCGACCGCCATCATAGTGTGGTATCTCATATCAGTTGAGTCAGTGGGAGCGTCATATGCCATAACGCCGCCTTCCGCCCAATCGTCAATCATTGATTGAACGGGTGGGCGTGGTGTGGTGCGGCGGTTGCTGATGTTACTTCTCTGCGAGCCTAACGCTCCTGCCAATCCGCCAAAGCCTCCCGCCTGTTCAGCGAGGTATTCTTGCATTACCTTGGTTTCCCGTACCGTACGAATCGTGCCTTGCCTGTTGGTGCGATGCATCGAAGACACCGTTAAAACTTTAAGTCCCTTAATCAGACGGAGTGCGGGTAACAACACTTGGTCTCGATATTCAACCCGGGATTTTGCACCGAGTAGTCCAAACTTAATATCGTAAAGCACATATTCCGATTGTGCCGTTATATCCCTCTTCTTGTCTGCGATTGGTCGTACAGTTGTGACGCCGGGGATTCCGCGTATCTCGGTTGCTGTTTCGGACTCGGTGCCGCCAAATTCTTTAGAGACGGTGACACCCAATTTTATAGCATAAAGACGCAGATCATATTGTTCATCGGCTTCTTCAAGCATTCTTTCTATCCTCGCGATCTGTTCTTCGGGTGATTCGTTTAACGATGTCGCGGCGGTTGATTGACCTGGTGCTGCTCCAAGCTTTTGCGTGTGGTTGAACACCTTGTCATCAAACATCCGGGGCTTGCCAAGATTTGCTTTGTCATCTAATTCGATGCCGGAATTTTCTCCGAACATTCTAAACCGGCGATCAACCAATGGGTTCAACCAATACTTCCACATAACGTATCTTTGGACTTCATTCATCCTTTCGATATTGTTCTCAAACCATAAGGTGAATAAGATTACTTTTTCCGCTTCTGGGTTGCCTGTGTCTGCATTAGCAGAGTGGATCGACTTGATCTGCTGGATTGCTTTAGCAAATTCTTGGTTGCTTAAAACTTTGTCCTTTCTCTTCTCGGCTTTTTCGATCTGTGGTTCAAGGGCGATCTCTATAATTTCGTTGGCGGCACTTATGATCAACTGTGGGTTCTCGTCCAAGACCTGTATGACATTTTTAATTATATCAACCTCTCCTTCGGGAGATTTAGAGCTTATACCAATAGTATACTTCCACGCGATTCCCATATCGGCGTATCTGTTTGGGTACTGCCGATTGCGACTTATTTGTGGCACGATGGCGAATCGCGAATCTTTAGCTAACACTAATCGTGGGTCGACGCGGCTATATTTTGATCCGAAGCCTAACGAAAGTTGTTTAGGATCGAGCTGCATTGACTTTCTATACGCAGTCTGGATATGCGCCGCCATCCGGACGTTGAGGTGCTCTGTCGATATTTGCTTTTGATGAGCAAGTCCAAAGCGGGACCCAAACATGTCACCAAACAATTTTTCGGTGTGTCCGATATTGTCGTCGGAATCACTCACATATTGTTTAACGTCAACTGGAATCGTTACATCGGTGATGATTAAGTTCCCATCAGCTTCGGTTGGTGGTGTAAACCAGAACTCAACGCCTGAGTCGTCTTTGAATACCTTAAAGTTTTGTAGCTGCATCTCAGCTAAACCTTCTTCGGCACGATCGTAGGAATTCTTTGACATATAATTACCTTCAACGAGCGACCTGCGAAGCCTCTCCGAGTACTCATCAAAACCATGGTCAAATTCTAACATCCCATCGGCAAAGCTTTGGTATTCATAGACCTCACCTGGATCATCGATATCGGAGTCACCGGTTTGGTCGCTGCGGATCCTTATTATAAGGTGCGCGGTTGGGGTTGAGTCAGGCATGCCTGTCTCCCAGTTAGGATCTGCGTGAATAAGCATTTCGACTTCGTACTCGATCTCGGGATCCTCACCGGGCATTTCGTAGCTCAGGTCGTCAAGATTGATCTCGTTGACGAAATCTCTTGCCCCGCCACCCCATGTGTTCTCTGGGATCGTTTCAAGGTTTTCGTCTCGGGTGGTGTCGTCCGGACCAAGGGTGGGGGTGAATTCGTTGTTTCTGAGTTCAAATCCTTTCCAGCCAAGGTTGATTTGGAAGCTTACTTCGCCACTCATGCTTAAGTATATACTTCGGGCATCGCCTCCGAAGTCCTCGCCAGTCTGTACATCACAGCCAATTGAAGTGTTCTCGTTTTCGGACCGGGTGTCGTAGAATGTCGATTCAATAGTGGTGACGTTGTCTTGGACCATTTCTACGATCTCTTCGAGATTGCCGCTGAAGCTAGCGCTTGTATTACGCGCTAGCCAATCATTCATTTCAACAAAACCATCGACATCGTTTGAATGTTCGCCGTTTTCCTCAACGGTGTCGATCTGCATATTGTCGATGAACCATGCAATATGCTCCCAGACCTCTTCCGGTGGTGCGTCGTTGTTCCGACCCTTGATTTGATAGAGCGTCTCACCGTCCCAAGTCATTGTGACATAAGATGAAGATTCTTTGCGCTTTTCTTTCCTCTTGCGGAGCGAGACGAGGACGCCGCGAGTGTCGCTGCCGCAGTGTCCCATTCGTTCACCCTCTACGGAGCAGTTAGACACCTGCAAGTTATACCAATACGAGCCATCATCAAACGTGTGCATAACCCCGTCTGGGTCTTCTTTGTTCTCAAGATACGAGGTTGCTATTGTAGACAACTCCTCTATATCAAAGCCGGAGCCATCGTGAAGCTTCGCGTCCTTCGCTAACTCATAGTTACTGGGATCCTCGTTCAAAAATACAGCGATTGTGTCGTATTTGTTCCAGAAGTTACGGAAGCGAGATTGAAGCATGTTGTTTAAATCTTCTTTTGTCGTCTCGACCTTTTCGGAGGGGATGCCGGCTTTGCTCAGAGCTTTAACTGCCTTCATTATCATCTTGCGCCATGTACCAAAAGGTTTAGCTACGCCGTTCTTTACATTCTGAATAACAAATTTAACGCGCTTGCCTTGTTCAATCTTCTCTTCGTCGTACGCTTTGCGAGTTGATGGCTCACGAACCATTCCATCAACAGTACCGGGATCCCGCTGGCGTACACCGACGTCGCTAGGTCTGCCTTCGTCATCTTTCACTCCTTCTGGATATACATACTCACTGTACTCGTTAATCAGAGTGTTAACGAGAGTAAATTGTAGTTCCGTCAGCGGCCGGCGGGTTTCGGTGCCAGCCTTCCATAAATTGCCCATAAGCATCTTGGATTTTTCAGGAGCCTTCGGCATTGCCGACTCGATAAAGTCGGTGACGAATTCTGGAAGACCAATATCTCGTAAGCCTTCGGTTAGTGTATGATCCTCTTTTAAATAACGGAACCACATATCTGTAGATTTTTGCATATTTTTACCTCAACACAATAAATAGTCAGGTTTCCAACTAACCGCTGGCAAAAAGGTCAGTGGATAGTAGCTTGGCGGTGTCTCTCCAGCTTTCGACTTCGACGGCATGTCCATTCTTGTGCTCCTTCAACAGCACTGCAAGAGAGTGATCGTTACCGGGGAAGGGTATCCTGTCGCCCACGAACACAATGCGGTGGTCTTTGAGCTTATCTTTCAAGACTCTATCAATGACTTGCGATTTATCATTACCTTTGTTAAATATATCTATACTCACCGCGCCGCCGATCACAAAGTCAATGCCTTTATACTTTTTCGAGAGCTTCTTGACTATCTTTTCTCGTTCCTTAAACTCTGCGTCATATTCTTCATAGGCTTTTCGTTGTTCCATTGTGGCGTTTCTACCCACAATTGAAAAGTTTATCATGCCGACGCGCTCTTCATAGTGGCGACCGGTCTTAATATGAAACGGAGAGTCTTTCACGATCCAGTCGAGTGCTGCATAGAAGTCTTCCTTCTTTTTGATATCAAAACTATTCTCGTACAACCTTATCCACTCGCCATAACCATCACTCTTGTTACGGTGATTCCTGTAATATGCGTTGCCCATGCAAGCAAATATTCCCTGCACCTGATCAAGAATGGGGCGCTTTACCTGATTCAAGATTCTTATAAAAGATCCGCCCGACACAATGTATACTTCTCGAGCCTTTGACCAGTTCAAAAACTGCGTAGCGAACTTAGGGTCTATGTCTTTTTTTGCGGGTGTGAGCGTGCCGTCTACATCAAACAAGTATATGGTATTCATTCGCTTACTTCCAAAATAGTTGGATTCCAACTATCGCGAAGGAGAGTGTCACACAAATCATTGTCTTGGTGGTGAACATGCTCTCATTTAAAAAGTAGTAAGTCAATAGAGGGAAGGTGAAATAAGACATACTAAAGATCAAAAACCTTGGTCCCCATATTTGACCCATCTCTTCGTATGCAATCTTAACCCCATACCAAAAACAAATTCCAGTGGGTATTGAAAACATAATTGCTGAGATGAGGGGTTTATCTTTCCACCAATCCCATACAAACTGCGAGTTTAGCTGGAACCAGCCGAGTGTTTGCCCAATGGCGAACAAGCAGCATGCGAATAATAAGTTAGAAGTTGGCAACGATGATCTCCTCTGCTCTTTCTTTGTGGGCAGTTTCTACCCCATATTTATCTACCATAATAAGCCTATTGTTTTTAAATGCAGACAATACGCGTTGGTCGTAATCATATGTAATTAAAATTTTGATGTTTTTATCTTTGCACAATTTAATCAGTTCTTTGTGATTAATCGAAGTCTGTTCGATGGCCACACTCTTGCCATACTCAAATAAGTTATAATTGAACCTACCACCCAAAACCAAATTATAGCTTTCTGAGTTTGATTTCTTAATTTGTTTTATGGGATGCTCTGGAGATAAGTTTAGATGAAAATTGTCTGGTACAGAGAATGTTTTCAATTTAGCGATCGCGGTTGGTGCCAGTTGTTTTAAGTCCAGCTCTCCCGAAGATACAAGACCGTTCGATGAACATCTGTTCATGATAAAAAATAAACTAGCTGTAATAATTGGACTGCTATGGCTATGCCACATATCCTGCAACGTTGCCAGTATCGCTTCGCCATCGAATCTTAGGGAGTCAGAGGATACCATCGCATGTAACCTGCTTGGATCGTACATTAAGCATCTCCAAAAAGTATATACAGGAAGACTCGTAGTGTTCGCGCTTATAAAGCGTTCATCATTGGCCAACGAAAATTCTATCTTACCATCATAAAACGCATAAGAATTGATTACAGAGCCGGCAGGTATTATTTTTTTTACAGTTGATGCGCAGTTATTTTTCTTGGTTCTATCTAATATCAGCGTCATTTTCGTCACTACTTTCAGTATCTGCTAACTTGTTCTTGAAATTAGAGATCTTTTCCTGTAATTCGGAAAGCTCAGGCGCACTGCCGGCTGCCGCCTCTAGCGGATTGGGGGCGCGCGGGACACTCTGCATCATCTCTTGAGATTTATAAGATAAAAAGGAGCTGATTATCATATTAACATCAGCCAAGATAGCGTCAACATCAGATAGATTGAGCCTGAGCTGATCTATCTGACTGTGTGAATCAACCGACAATGTTGTGATTGCTCGACTGGTGTTACTATCAGCGCAATCTCGAATAAGAGAAAAAGCTTTGTCGGCTAGCCTTTGTACCTCTTCTTCTAAATCCTCGATTTTAACTGAATATTGTATATTAACTCTTTGTGACATTCTTATCCTCTTAGTAATTGTTTTGTCTGGTTTAGTGATTGCTCAACAATATCCGGCGATCCCACTACAACTATCTCTGTTCCTGTGTGGCCGCGGTTTATCGTTAATTTTGTAAAGCTGTGTTCATTTGCAAGCCCAGCGGGCAGCATCCCCTGCTCGTTTAGCTGACGCATTCTTGCTTCTTCCCGGATCATTATAACATGTTCGGGATTGACAAAAACTTCTCTTAAGCTATAATCTTGCTGTGTTGTAAGGGCGCCATTTTGGCACACTTCTGTAAGTTTAACCAATCCCATCGTTATTCTCCATGGGGTATACGTGTCTTCTTTCAACCGTAGCTTCTCGACCCTGGGCATAAACGCGATACAATGACTTGGATGCCTCCTCTCGCAGAAATACCCCAGTGATAGGCTTCTCCGTCTTGGTTACGTTCATGGTTCCCTCTGGTGTGGAACTCCACAAGTTAACATCTTGCGGAATATGTACTAAATCTCCCTGTCGCATATTATTCTACCTCCGTTTGTATAATACCATAATTAGTAGTAATTAGTGTCCCGGCGCAGCTAGCCGCATTCTGTAATGCGGTCTTGGTGACCTTAACAGGATCAATAACGCCGGCGTCAACCATATCTGAAATTTCATTAGTTAAAAAATTCCAGCCGCGGTTTGTTTCTTTAGTGGACAGAATCTCTTGGACAATAAGATCGGGGGATTCGCCGGAGTTTAACGCCATCTGCCGGATAGGTTCTTCGCAGGCTGTCCTCACGATGGATGCGCCGAGAGCTTGCTCGCTACTGTTCGTTGTTACTACCAAAGAACGGGATGCTCTAAGGAGGGCGATGCCTCCACCAGGGACGATGCCGCCCTCTTGAGCGGATCTCACTGCCTCTAGTGCATCCTCAATCCTGTGTTTGCGTTCGGTCATTTCCACCTCGGTAGACCCACCAACATGGATAACTGCTACCCCGGAGGATAGTCGGACCACTCTGGACTGGATCGTCTCACATACCGACAAGGAATCCGTCTGCTTGATTTCGTTCTTAAGGGACTCGATCTTTGTTTCTATCGCTGTGTGATCGCAAGCACCTCCGACGATAGTTGTATTATATTTATTGCTCTCGACGCTTTTTGCAGATCCCAAGTGGGACATTCTCGTCTCGGAAAGTTTAACGCCACTTTCCCTGTTGATGAAAGTTGCCCCAGTTGATAGCGCCAAATCTTCAAGAGTATCTCGGCGTTCTTCACCGTAATAAGGTGCCTTGATAGCAGCAATCTTAAGGCTACCGCGTACGGCATTCATGATCAATGCTGCCAGAGCCTGTCCCTCAACTTCTTCTGCTACAATAATGAGGGGTCTATTTTCGCGTGCTACCATCTCTAATACAGGTAGCACTTCTTCTACTGCTGAAATCTTGTAGTCCGTGACGAGTACGAGGGGATTTTCGTGGTACATCGTTGACCGCCTGTCATCTGTGATGAATGCACCAGCACAAAATCCTGAGTTAAATCGAAAGCCCTCGGTAATATCCAAGCTAGTCTCAGTTGATCGCGACTCCTCAATCGTAATAGAGCCATCTTGCCCTACCTTGTCGAGCGCAGTTGCAATTAGTCTTCCGATCGTTGGATCGTTGTTTGCTGAGATTGTTCCGATCTGCTCAATATCTTTGATACTTGTGACTGGGATAGCAAGTTCTTCTAAATTCTTTACTACCTCTTTTGTCGCTAGATCGATTCCTCGTTGTAGCTCCGTCGGAGAGACTCCTGATATAATGAACCTTTGAGACTCTCTAAGTATGGCGCGTGCCAAGACAGTAGAAGTAGTAGTTCCGTCGCCAGCCTCATTGTTGGTCTCAATAGCCGCTTGACGTATAATCTGGGCTCCAGCATTTTCAAATGGGTCTTCGAGCGCGACAAATTGTGCAACGGTCACTCCGTCTTTCGTAATGAAGGGAGATTTTCCCTTTTCTTGCAGTAGAACATTTCGACCGCGTGGTCCTAGGGTGGAAGCTACATTATCGGCTAATGTGTTAACCCCTTTGATAATCTTCTGTTGTAATGTTTGATTGTTAGAATATTCTCTCGACATCGATACCTCTTAGTTATTCTTTATTATATCTCCGAAACTCTATAATGTCAAGCACTATTCGTCAGTTTGTAAAATTTCTTTTGAACTAATATTCTTTGCGTTGCTAACTGACGTGTTGGCAAGCGAATCATTTTCAAGACCGCCGGCAAAGAAACTGTTGAGACTGTCCGAAAGTATCTTGAGGGATTGGAAAATTTGTGTTACTTCGTCATTAAGAACTTCTCTAACATCTCCGACAATCTTTCCGACTTGAGCACGTCCGACCATAATTGAGCCGACAAACTCTGTATTTGTTGGTTCGCCGCTGTTTAGGGATTGCGTCTGGTTCAACGCAAAGTGCATTCTCTTCAGGTATCCATAACTGCTTAAGAGGGCTTGCTTTTTCTGTGCCGACCCAAGCATCTTATATTGCCGGGCAGACTCTTCAGCAGAAAGAAATTCCTGGTTCGAGACCATATCATCAATTTGCTGATTTCTTTCACTCTTTTTAGCGGCAGCTTGTTGAGATTTTACGACAGCAGTGTTGGCGTCGACAATTGCCTGTTTGAGTAAGCTGTGTATTTCGGGTATTTTGCTGTAGTTGCCACTGGTCCAAGAGCCAACTTTTGCTTTGTTCATTGTAACAGAGCCGCGTGTCTTTTTCCCATTAAATAGATCATCATTCTTCTCCCAATTAAGGGCGTCTGTGAGTTTCTTAAAAGCCTCGTCATCTATCCGATTAATCAGATTCTCTGGGTTTGCGTCTGCAAGGCTCTCAATTTGAGCATACAGCGCTTTGTTGAATAACGGTGTCAACTCCTCGGCTGATAATACTTTATCGGCCGTGGATAGCCCAAGCAATTCGACGGCGCCAGATTGTTGACCAGAAGCCAGCGCGCTTATAACGGACTGAGGCATTCTTATCACATATGGGTGTTTAGATTTCAAAAGAATGTCGCCGATATTAGCCAAGTTAAAGTCAAACTGATAGAAGTTAATCTTTCCTTCTATATCTAGACCCTTACCTTCGAGCATCTTTGTGCACACAACATAACGCATACCACCATTGATAGCTGTGGGATAACTTGGGTTGATCATATCGTTAACCAAATCGGTATAACTACCACCAACTTCCAGACCTCCCTCTCGGTATAACTTCAAACTAACGGGTATGGTTTCTCCAGATGACCGATCCACGTAGTCCGCGATCGTCTTATTGCCAGTTGGAATTTGCTCTCCGTCAACTAATGCCGCTAAGAAAGATTCGAAACTGAATCCGGCAGAGGACGCGTTAAAATTTGTGATAACTTTTGTGAGCGTTTTATAGAATACAAGATAGGACATCGCCTGTACAATACGTGCCGTGCGATCGCTGCCGGCGGATTCGGTTACCATGGATAGCCCATTCTCATAAAAGTTGGACACACTGGCAATTTTATCTGTGAAATTAGATCCTTGAATGTTCTTGAGATAATCCTCCAACAACGTTCTTTGGGCGCCTTTAATCTCCACACCCTCATCAGTAGTGCGTACATCAGACCATCCGATTTCTGACACCTCTATATTCGGTATCATCTTTAAGACCATCTCTAATACCGCGTCATCGTCATCAGGTAAGTTCGGTGGGGGTTCGACCTCTTCATTGGTCTGCGATGACAGCACCTCTTCTACCATCTCTACCAACACGGACAAATTGAAATTATTAATTTGCTTTAGGTATTCTTCTTTTATAATCTCAGATAATTCAGACATGCTCTTCTCCTTAGATAATTATGTCAGCGATGCCCAATTCGACAGCTTCTTCAGCAGTTAAATAGACATTTACTTTCCGATCAAGCATTTTCTTGATTTGTGACTTCGACATCTTGGTCTCTGCAGATAAGCAGTCGATGTACATTTCCTGCAATTGCTCAATCGCTTCCATTTCGTTCATCATATTATGTAGTGATCCATGGTTTGCACCTAAGACAGAGTGGATCATAACACGACAATTCTTTCCGATCTTTCGCTGACCATGAGTTCCTGCTGCCAATATCAAGACTCCCGCCGACATTACTTTTCCCATACCTATTGTATGAATTTCGTTATTAGTCTTTATATTGCGCATAATATCGTACAACGAAAACATGTCATCGGCTGAGCCACCGTATGTCGATACATAAAAATCGATTGGCTTTCTTTTTTCTGGAGTTGCGCTGTACAAGTGGTCAAGGTACAGGAGCCCGTGAATAACCTCCGCCACTTTCTCTTCAGTCACATCGCAGAATAGTCCGATAGTATTCATCGGCTCCGGTTCATCCGCTAACTCTTCCACAAAAGCGGAGGGGTCGAGGACAACTATCTTTTGGGCGGCGACTTCAGGAGATTCACTCTCTGTTTTCTTCTCATTATTAATCAAGGTCTTGATCACTTCCTTAATCTCTTTAATCATTTTGAGTTCCCTCTTTGTTGTTGAAACGTTTTATATATTCAATGCCCTCCTCATTCAAGAGGCGCATTGCGGACTCCCAGTCATCATACTTAAAAAGATCGTGATAAAACTTGGGATGTATATTAATTATCTCCCTGATTGACTTATCTTTATAAAGTTTTATATCCGCATCAAAATTTAATTGATAAGCCTTGATATTTCTTTCTGATTCTACCGTGCGGCGCATCTCGCCGATCCGTATAGATTTTGTATATTCTAAGCTTTCAATACCTTTGACCAAGGTATAGAGACTCAGATAGTGCGATAACTTAAGCATTACAAGCCCTACTCGCACCTCTCTAAAGAGATAAAATGTTTTGCAGGTAAAGTATCCAAATACAAAAACCAGCAGGTACAACCACCAAATATGTCCCAATACGTCCTCCAAATAAATTAACCACTAGTCAGGTGACTAATGGTTAATATTATTATAACAGGCTCGTTATCTTTTGTCAAATTACTTTGAGAGTCTCTTCATAATTCTTTCAGCAAGCTGGTTGACAATCACTTCCTTTTTGCTTTCAGCTTTGAGGCGAGCAGCTACACGACGTGCAACTTCAGCGACGATAGCTTCTTCATCTTCATCATCATCATCTTTTTCGCCTTCTAACATGGGGTCTTCTTCCTCTTCAGCGTCCATTGTGTCCATTTCGGTATCACCCCCTTCCGGCGCTTCGAGGTCATCTTCTGGTTCCAACTCCATTTCAGCGTCACCTTCTTCACCGCCCATGGCAGCGCGAAGTTTGTCGGCCAAGGCGATAATAGCCTGTGCTTCATCATCAGAAAGTTCCATGTCACCTTCTGGTTCGGCGTCCATTGCTGGCTCGTCGTCCATCGGTGGTTCATCGTCCATGGGTAGTTCGTCAACAGGAGCTTCTTCAGCACCCATATCACCCATGTCCATTTCTTCTTCATCGTCCACCATTTCTTCAGGATCACGGGCACCGGGTGGGGCATTGCCGCCGTATCCCATCTCCTGAATCTTCTTCTCGCCAAGCGGACGTATGCTAGCGAGTGTCATGAAGCGACGTAATTCGCTCTCTGTTAATAAATTTTTACGAGCCATTATAAATTCTCCCTTAAGGTTTTCGAAAACTCAAATATAAATAGTGTTCAGTTGCTTATAGTTCCCTAAAATTCAAAACAACTCAAAATTTTAGTGTTTTTAATCTTGCCAACTGCCTTCGTTTCTATCTGTTTTACTCTTGCAAATGATATACCAGAGCGCTCAGCAATTTCACGCAAGGTCATTGGTCCGTTTTCGTAAATAGATATTAAAGTACAGTTGTACTCATTTTTAAAATCTATCCACATTCGGCATTCTTCGTTAGGGCATGCCGTTTTTAATTCTATGCATTTTCGGGAGCATAGCCGAAGTCCATCTTTTTTCATAACTCTGGGTGCTCCTCTTCTATCAGATCAAATATATTGTCTATCTCGCCATCTGTGAACCCAAAGTCTCTTACTTTTTGCTCTCCAGAAGTACGCAGCTTTTTAGACTTTGCTTTACGATCTTTTGACAAAGAACTAACTTCATCAATATATGATTGTATCCTCTCGTCTCCAGAAAGATAGGCAGTAATTATTGAACGAAAAAACTGTGATTGTTTCATACCATCGTGTTTTAGTTTCAATACCAACTGTGCGTGCCTGTGATCATTCTCAGTAAAGACGATCCGCTTTGTTAGCTTGCCGTAGTCTATCTCGGGTGGCATCACCAGTTCCTCGTAGTGATATGGGTACGACTCTCGGAAAGCCCAGAAGTTGTTTGTATCAGAAACTTAGCTTTAGCTTGTAGTTCTCTCAGGTTTCGGGCGCCTGAGTATGAGAATCCAGAGCGGATGCCTCTCTCAATATCTTCCATCACAACCCTAACTGAGCCGCGATAAGGCACCCTGCTGGCTACACCTTCGAACGAAGAGTATTTTCCGCGCCACGATATTTGAGCTTCCTTAGAAGCCATGCCGCGATACTCTTTCCAAGCCTGACCATGGTTATCTTTACTAATTGAACCGGGTGTTTCTGTTGTGCCGGCGAGTAAAGATCCTACCATTACGGCATCGGCGCCGGCGGCTAGCGCCTTGACGACGTCACCAGAATTTTTAATACCACCGTCAGCAATAATTTTAACATCCCTGTCTGTCTGTGCGCATTCGATTATAGTTTGTAGTCCAGGTAACCCGTGACCGGTCTGGATTCTCGTCGAGCAGATGGAACCACCGCCAATATTGCACCGGACGCTATTGGCGCCCCAGTCGGCGAGGTCATTGATACCCTGTAAAGTTGCTACATTTCCGGCCATAATGTGGTATTCGTCGCCGAATAAAAGCCTTAGCGCTTGTAGAGCTTCTTTCATCATTATGTGGTGTCCGTGAGCAACATCGACGCACAAAAAATCTATGCCAGTTTCTACCAGCGCATGCGCTCTTTCTAAATAATCTCCGGAGACACCGATGGCGCCTCCAATCATACGTGGAGATGCGACCTTGTTTGCTTCGTCCACTTGTCCCTCGATTGTATTATAACGATGAAGAATCGCGCTGGCGCCACAAAATCCCATTGCGTTTGCCATGGCTCCTTCAGATACTGTGTCCATTGGAGAGGCAAAGATAGGCAGCTTAAGAAGTACGCCGCGCTCCAAGTCTGAGGATATGTCAATTTCCGATCTGCTCCTTATGTCTGAATATTGTGGGCGCAACAATACATCGTCATATGCCAAGTTGTACTTGCTATTCACTTTATCCTCTCTTCTTCAATAAACTTCTTTATGTCCCGGACTTTGTACCAAGTCTTCTTATGTGGATCTTTGGGTTCTGGCATGGACACAAACTTTGCCGGCTTACGCGGTGGTAAGTCAGGGTTTGGGTTTATCGCTAAGATAGTGGGTACCCCAGTAAACTTAAGACGCTTTTCAATAGCTGGATCATCATCTACATTATATGCGTAAAAAACTATCTTGGGATCCAACTCGTATTGGTTCGATATGTCCAAATAATATTCCTGCAGCGAATGACACATATGGCAATTATTTGAATAAAATTTAATCACGCAGGTTACGGGCGCCAGGACACGGTTATTCAAAATCTGATTGAGTCCTTCTTCTGAAATTCTTGTTACACTCATTATTCTTCCTCCTGTTCATAGTGTTTGACTACTGCCTGTGCTGTGTCCCAGCATCTTGGGCAGTACAATCGGACGGTATCAGTATCTCTGACCACGACATTCCAAGTAAGAGCCATCTCTTTGTCCTTTCTGTCAAAAGGTCTAATACAAGCTGAACACTCACTAGGTAAATTCTGAAACATGGCGAGCTTTTCTGAGATATCTTCATGGTGTTCCTCCTTGGCTGCGGCACGGCGCTGTTTACGATTCACTTGGTTTTACCTTTCTTTTTACCTGACGGCTTAAATTTCACACCCTTTGACTTTCGAAAGGTAGCGGAGCGTTCCGCTAAATCTTCTTCCGTGATCACCCTTGTCTCAGGGGGCTCCTCTGGCTCAGGTTCTGGTCCGACCAACACCGACTTTTCAGTGGGGGTAAGTTCCGACAACGGTTTCGTATACTGCTGCAGCGTAATCATGGCGCCCTCAAGTTGGGCCAAGTTAATAGCATGCTTGCTTATAGAGCCAACTGTTTGGTCGCTTGCCGGCTGATGGTATAAATCTTTAATCAGCGCATATTGTTCTAGTGCCATTCCGCGTAGTTTTTGAATAGCTGCGTTTAAAATATCTTCAGTCATTATATCTCCTTATTTGTTAATGCCTTCAACTCTCCACAGCTCTTCTGCGCCATCAAATACTATAACAGCAGACGGAAAAGGTGCGGAATTCTTACTGTCGCCAAATTTAAGGCGACCCTTGACGAAATGTATCTCTGATGCCTTCATCACATACTTGTGCCAATACTTTGTATCGGTGCGAGCAGGGATAAGCATCACAACTTTTGTTTCGTTCTTCATAGCTTCATTATAGCCTTTCTCGATCCACTTGTCAATACCTCTTCCATACGGTGGGTTCACAAAAGAAGTAAAACCTTCCCAACTCTTGTCCAAGCCATTTTCAGCTTCCGTGAAGAAGTTAGCACACTTTGTATTATGTGTACTCGCGCAGGGATCCAAGGTAAATGGTCCGAAGCGCCAGTTTAACTTATCAAAGAAGTCTTGTGGGGTTGCCCAGTTGCCGGTGGCAGAGCTAAACATTGTTTTTTGTGTTGTTCTATTCATCTGTGCTCCCTAGGGCGCCTGCATTGCGATCACTCATTGTAATCGATTCAGAGTAAAGCTTATCTGACGTCGATTCTTGTGCATTAAAGTGGACCACTGGAGTCATTACAAGTTGGGCGATTTTGTCTCCGGGTGAAACAAATTGTGGTTCTTTACCGATGTTATGTAAATCAACGAATACCTCGCCGGTATATCCAGAATCGACTACGCAGGCGCCAACGATTAGTCCGAGGCGCGACGCTACTCCCGATCGATTCTTAACCTCTATCATATATCCGTGAGGTATGCCAAACTTAAGCCCGGTAGGAAATAAGCTAGAGGTGCCGGGTTGCAACCACTTCCCGGCAACATATGTTTCCTCGGGACTATAGAATACATCTAAGCCGGCGTCTGACGGGTTTGCCCTTTCGGGGGTGCGCGCATTGTGGCGCGCCTTAGAAAACTGAATAATCAACTCTCACCCCCAGCTTCACCGGAGATCATGTTGAAATTTTCAACAACCTCATCGATGTTTACTTTACCCTTAAAAAGGCGGTATGCCTTTACTGCCGCTCTAATCTCATCTGTATTAAGCCAGCCGTTCTCTCGGAACTCCGAGCGCAAGTCGCGCTTCTGATCCTTGTACGGCTCCATTGCCTCTTCGATTGCATTTAGCGAGCGAATGTATTCCTTTACATACCGCTTGCGTTCTTCGTTAGTGTTAGCCATGATGGCCCTCCTTTGTTGTTACTACTCTATTAATATAACAGATGCGGAACCGGTTGTCAATAGATTATTGTATATGAAGTTGAAAAACTTGTTGCATAAAGTTTTTTATCAACTGGTCTCTCTCTTCGTCGGTCTCTGCTTCCGAAAATATAAAATTATATGTAGACTTCTGCTTATTGATTTCTTGTTCAATGATAGCGTTCTCTCTCTTCATCCAACGCACTTGTTGGGAAAAATTTTTTGGAGTTGTTATACCCAGTTGTGCGGCGATATCAAGCAAAACATAATATTTTTTCTGTTCAAATGACTTGTTGGCATTTTGAAACATACTTAACATGGATTCACGTTCGATAGGAGGAGTGTTTGCACTGAGCCTATCAGGGTGAATTTTAAGGGCAATTCGTTTAAAGAGCTTAGAGAAGGCTTCGTGTACTGCTATTTCATCGGTAGTCATCTGGTGTTCTTTCTGTTTTTCGTTGGATTCTTTGGAGGCACCACTATGCAAAGCTACCGCCGTATCATTCGTGGGGTCTACTTCGGATTGCCGATCGTCATGTTTATCTGGTATTGTTTTTCCAACGTCGTATAAAACGCTCACTCTTTCTCGATGCTCGCTGTTAAGCTTAGAGATATCAATTCCGCGGGAGGTGCAATATTGCTCATAATATTTTTGGAAATCCTGCGCGGTCTCTCGACTAACCTCTTTTATAAGGTCAAGCTCTTCATAGTTAAAACGTAATCTAGAGAGTGTACGTTTCCACTTGAGTTTCTTAGCTATAGACATACCATAAGTAGTTTTACTTAAAGCTGAACTGAACCTTTGTTTCTATTTTTAGTTCCGGGACTCGCAAGTGATTAGCAAGATTGTGTCTCTTACACAAATCTGGAGTTATAAACCAGTCGGCATGCCCGCGGTGGTGTACTATATCTATGAAATAGTCTTGATCCTGTCCGCAATTTTCTGCCATCATTTTATATATCTTCTGATTTAAACGATCTGTCTCTTCGGCCGAGGCTTTAATCTCTTCTACTTTTCCCCAACCCATCGAACTTACATCGTGAATCATCACTGTGGCGTCGGGATCCATATATCTCTTGCCTTCTGCCCCAAAGCTAAATAAGATGGCTCCGCACGACATCGCTTTGCCTTGTACAATCGTTGCGATTGGGATTCGACTATGTTTGATATCAGAAATCATAGACATCAGACTGTACACTTGACCGCCGTAGCTGTCAATGACAATCGGCAGAACGGGTTGTCCGGTGTTTTGTGCCTTTGATACCAGTGAGCTAAACTCTTTGGCTGCAGCGTCATCAAATTTGCGTACCCTGATGACAACCGGAAGATCGGTAATTAGGCTATGTTCCTTGAGAAGCGGGCTAAATGTTTTAAGTATATTCATTTTCTTATCCTAATAATTTAAATGTTTTACCGATAGCGTACGTTGAGAACCCCCAGTTTTCATCATAGTTGAGTCTCGCCATATACGGACGGTTGAGGTGTACTCGATCCCTTTCTGGCTTGACTCCCCAACACCTTATCCTAGTTAGTTCATTGTTGGAGTCTATCACTTCAACAATCCAATAGTCCTTACCTTTCTTTGTCTTCTTCGGGACGATTTTACGAGGGATAAACCAGCATACCTGAAGATCCTTGTCGTACTCAGAGATTGGTGGCACAAACCTATCCTGCAACCTCTGTATTGTTTCCGGCTTTATAACTAAGTTCATCGGGAACACTCCAGTCAAATCCGACTTGAACTGGATTATTTCAGTTTCCGAGAAATCTCCTTCTGGTCGATATAACTCAATATTCTCGCCAAGCTTCTTTAGATTCTTAGGTCGGTCAACTACACATGCTGACCAGAAATGTTTGCGTCCGCTGAACCTCTCATCGACTATATTGTCAAGGGCGCCGCCGCGACACAAGGCGTCTAAGCACTTCTTGTTAAGTTTTGAATAAGTAATATTCTCATTAAACAAAAGGTCTTCGGCATTGTTTAACGGACGGTTAGACAGAATCTGCTCAATAGCAGCCACTCCTAAACCCTTAATGGAGGTGAGCGGTTGAATGAGTGTCTTTGCATCTTCGCTGATCTCCCATACCGTGCCCGACTTATTAACATCAAGCGGCGCGATATCAAATCCATACTGCTTAGCAATATTAATAGCCTTCTCTTTTCGCGTCTCTGGTTCCTTATCCAAGAAAGCGGCCATCCATTCTGCTGGGTAATAGTTCCACAACCAAGCGCACTGATATGAAATGATCGAGTAACTTACTGCATGTGATTTATTGAAACCGTAGCCCGAGAAGAACTCAAACTTATCCCATAGAGCTTGCGCATTCTCACGATCAATATTGTTTTCTACACAGCCCTTGATGAACTTATCATGCAGCTTGCCCTTTACTGATCCTTTGCCGGTACCCTTCTTGGTTAACACTTTACGGAGTAGGTTACCCTCATCGAGAGTAAGTCCACCAAGCTTGTGAGCCAACAGCGCAATCTGCTCTTGAAAAATAAGGAACCCATAAGTCTCTTCAGTGATCTCCCGGGCTGCATCTGACAAGTATCCGATGCGCTGCGGGTGCCCCTTCGCTTCTACGTAGTCTGAATCGACACCAGCAGATAAAGGTCCCGGGCGGAAGATCGAGGTGACTGCGGAAACATCGATAATGTTATTTGGCTTCGCTTTCACACAAAACTGTTGGGCGCCGGGTTCTGTAAACTGGAACACTCCAGCCCACTTGCCAGTGTGAAAAATGTTCTCATAGATGGCTGCATCGTGCATATCCATCTTGTCAGGGTGTAACTTTTCTTCATAATAATCTCGCACTTGTGCGAATGTCGGATTCTCTACACCATGGTGGCGCTGCAGAATATGTTCAATACAACCCTCCATCATTTTGAGAGTAGACAAGCCAAGCAAATCGAACTTAATGAACCCCATTGGTTCAAGGTGTCGAACGTTCTGTCCCTCTGCCCACGGAGCCTGTCGAACGCCGCCCGAGTTAATCAGGGGCATATTCTCATTGAGGTTTTCTGCGATTACAACGCCGCCGGCATGTCGTGAACATGATCGTACTTGACCGACAAGACCCTCAACGTGCGTCTTGACTTGAGGATACTTATTTAGATAGGAACTAAGCGCCGGAGAGAACTCCATGACTTCTTCCCATGTCGGAGCGTAAACACCTGCCTTAATTCCATGCTTCCGCTTTGCTTCTGGCGTTGCCTCGCGGATCATAATAGAAGTAACAGTGTTAACTTCTGTGAACGGGATGTTATAAAGCTTAGAGATATCCTTAATCAAAGATTTCAATTGTAGTGTGTTCCAGTTTGAGATCGGCGCAACACAGTCTTCTCCCCACATCTCAACCAGTTTCTCCTTAAGCGCCATGCTGTCGGATACATCATAATCGATATCTGGATAATCCTGTGCGTCCGAACGCAAGAAGCGCGAGAACAGCAAATCGTATTTAATCGGATCAACTTGGGTAATGTTTAGTGCGTATGCCACGAGTGATCCTGCGGCCGAGCCTCGACCGGGGCCGGTCAACATCATCTCGGTTGCAACATCGACAATAGACTTCATCGTCAAGAAGTATTTAGAGAAGCCCCGATCATCGATGACGTTTAACTCATGTTTCAGTCGCTCGACATATTCTTTGTTTTTATGGAGACCTCTATCTTTTAAGCCTTCAAGCGCATAATTAACAAGCGCTTGGGTTGCAGTGAATCCAGCCGGGACAACGAACTCGGGCAAACGTACAGTGTTATCTGGTAAGAAGGCATCAATTCTATCGTGGGCAATTCGGTGAGTCTCTTCGATACTCTGGAGAATCAACTCGTCATCATATTCAAACCCCTGTTCTTTGGAGTATTGTTTGTAACTCTCCCACATCTGATCACCGTTCTTTGGATACAACTCGTAGCCAATTTCTTCAACACCTGCGGGGAGTTGTGACTCTTCGTCTGCCCAGGACGGTCGACCCTTGCCAAGCCAGCCCAATTGTTTATATAGTTCACGATCCTTCCAGGCGTCGGGGGTCGGGTAGTGACTGTCTGCAGTACTGATTAGATTAACGTCCATCTCTTTCGCAACCTGAATCACATGTTGATTCAGTTCGTGCTGCTCCTGGATGTTATTCCATTGGACTTCAGCATACCAACGGTCACCAAAAATATCTACCATTTTCTGCGTGGTATTACGCATAGCCTCCAGCACTGCCTCTGGTCCTTCCTCGCGGTTCTCCCAGTAGTTTCCGGCGTAGACTCCACCAAGACATGCGCTAGCGGCTATAATACCCTCGTTGTACTTCTTTAAAAGTTTATAGTCTATACGAGGGTACCTATAGAAATTCTCGCTCTTGTACGACTCTGAGACCAGCTTAAAGAGATTGTTAAGTCCGGTCTGGTTCTGTGCGAGCAGTACAAGGTGCCGTCGGGCTTTGAGGATATCTTGAGTCTTCTTACTCGCGCCCTCATCCTCGACTGTTGCGCCGGACTGTTCATCCTTCTTGGCAGATCGCGCGCGCTTCTTATCTTCCATCGCTCGCGTATACTCTTCTCGCCAGTCATCGATGGATGGAATGAAGTAAGCTTCACAGCCAAAAATAGGTTTAAACTCCTTGCCAGAATCATGCATGTTCTTCGCATGTAGGACTTGGTACGCCAAGCCGTTCATGTTGCCATGGTCTGTTAACGCCAAAGCGTCACCACCATTCTCATAGCAAAAGTCCATGTGTGCCTGTGGGTACCCGATTGCGTCAAAAATTGACCCTGCTACGCTATGGGCATGTAGCCCAACAAATTTAATCTTAGAATCAGTGCGATTCATATTGCCTCCTTGGAAATCTTGATTACATCTATAATATAACATACTATGGCTGAAGATGCAAGTAAAATACTTTCACGATCACCATCTCCTATGTTAGTAATGAGTGCGGCGCTTTGTCCATCAATTTTATTTATGATCTTCCACGCTCTTTCTTGATGAACAATGATCGAGCCCACCGGGACACGACCTAATTTGACTTCTTCAGTCTTGAACTTCATCCACATAAGGTATATTAGCATGTGTGTGCGAAGATGTCAACTGTTTTCTCGGTGATTCTATAGATTTTTCGGATCCAAGATATTCAACATAGCCCTCCCATGTTGAGATATCGTAATACCAATCGACTTCAGCATATGCACAACCCTCTTCACTCAAGGGAATCAATACCTGTTCCAGCGAAAAGCTTTTTGCTGTCCACCTGTCCTGTATCGGCCGCTTTTGGGTCGGATACTTTTGGTCGGGTAAGGGGGGTAAAAACTCCCTTGTGGTCGTTTTGTTTATTAGGTTTCTGCATGCTTTAAAATCTCTTCCTTTCATCGTGAAAGAGAGATACTTCCCATCTTTCACTGTTTGGTTGTTGTGTTTTAGAAAAAAATTAGCCTTCGAAGATGAAATAACCTTTCTATAGTTTCTTACACTATAGATATCATATGTCGACATTGGAAAGCTAATATAGTAATTCTGTGGGGTGATCCATTTTGATATCTTATATGCAGTATACCACGAAGAATATACGCCATATAAAATTGACCACCCATACGAATCACGACGATCGCGATCCTTTGGGTGTATCGGAACGTAGTAAATAGGTATCTCGCGACGATGATCCGAATAAAATTTAGTAAAAGTTCTCTCGTAATAAACGGGGTCATAGATCCAGTCACCTACAACCTTTCGAATGATGGGTGCTAAATCGTTATTTGCAACAATCCAGATAGTGTTGCAGCCAGCCATGGCACATTCAAAAACAGATTTCTGTATCGCCGAAAATCCGTTATTTACAGGTAATAGTATCTCCGGAATTGGTGTCTCTATATCTGTTTCCAGATTAGCTACTGGGATTATTCCTGCAGTGTGTACGTGTATGCTCACTTGATCCTCTTAAAAATCTATTGTAGTCCATGTGAATCGATTGTAAATTTTCGTACAACTGTTTTTCATCAACTTCTTTAGTTTTAAAGCCATTCGCTTTGAATGGTGTGTTCTTTTCTTTCTCATATTTCTCTCTTCGTATGTGGGTGGTTTTAAATTTGTAATATTTCGGATTACCATTTGGTCCATATCCGTTAAACTGACCCTTCATTCCTCTCGATTCCATTTCAGAAATCAATTTAAACTTTGCCATAGTCTCTGAATAATTAAAGTCTTTGGTTTGTTCTTCTGTTAATGCTGACAGGATACAAGCATCTCTAACAGCAGTATTTCCATCAATACGGTCTGATGAGTAAAACCATACTCGTTTAACAAAATCATCATTTGTCTCAATAAAGTCAATATCATGTTTTCCTCCTTTATTAAATGCTATCCAATCATAACATGTATATTCGTAATTATCAAGAACTTTTTGTTCAAGCAACCCCTGAACATTGTCATCTCCAAAATAATAACAATTGTTGAATCTTATTTCTGCTATTTTTGAGTACTCGTTGTAGCAGCTTATTTTGTTATCGGAGGCTCGGATATTCTTGCACAAATTAGAAAGAGGTACATGACCCCTCATCGATAATAGAAAAATCATGTGCTCCCAAGCCAAATATTTCGCTACGCCGACGTCAAACTGTCCACTAAGTGTCGTTAAACTTTTTGGCCGGTGGCCATGCGGTAGATTCAAAAAAGACAAATCAGTCGCGGGGTCAAAGTAATCAAACCTGAACGGTCTTCTAAGATCTGAAAAAACTAAGGGGTAAAAATTTTGGGCTGCGAACAGTATTGCGTTTAAGGAGCTACCCAGGACTATGTTATCATATTCAAGTATCAATCTTCACACAAATCGGTGGTGGCGGTGCATCCCGCTTTCTCTTCTTCAACGACGTCCTCTAATAAGGTTTTGATGTCTAAACCCGCGCAATCAATTTTTCGTTTACTGACGTGATAGTGACTAACAAATCCACTAAACTTTCCATACGTGACCCGCTGTTCATATTGAGTCGAGGTGTTACCGAATTGATTTAGTGGCGTCTCATATGGTATGCCAGTTGCCTTGTGTACAGCTACCCAAAGAGCTTTAAGAGCAAGTTTCTGCTGGGGGTAAAAGTCCATGAAGGGCTCTAACTTGCTATGGTGTACCCATGCATTCTCCACCATTGGTCTCTCTCCAAACCCGTTCTTGACGTACCATTGCTGATACTTGGGATAGTAAGCATTGCTGATCTCTACGCCTACTGATGCTCTGTTCGCTCTTTCGGAGCCGGCATGCCAGGCGCTATGCTGCATGTCTATCGTCTGATATATTGTACCGTCATTATCTATCAAGAAGTGAACCGATATGCCGCGTTTATCTAGCACCGATTGACAAGATCTAGAACTCAAGCAAACATCCCAGTGGTTAACAAAGTAGCGTACACTGCGTTTTGGTCGGCCGGCGTAGCTATAATGGGTGCCTGGACCTGCCTTTAGTCCGCCGCGCTCGGACCACAACACAACCTTATCCCAATCTATTGGAAAAAATTCGTTGTTGTAGACGATGTAGTTAGAATAGCTACAGTCAGTCGGCTTAAAATCATCTATTTCTGCTTGACGTTCAGTCCAAAGCCGACGAAATGTGCTCGGTCCGCACAGACCATCGCTGTTCAGTCCGTTGTTTTTCTGCCACTTCTTTATGGCGCGAGTCAGCTTGTCATCAAAATATTTTTCGTCGAACCAGCTTGGATCCCAGCCGAACTTGGCGGCAGAAGACTCGTTATAAAAGTTTTTGTCAATAGGCATCCTATATACTCCCTCACATATTAAGAAATTATGCCTAATATATAGTTCTCCAAAATAACATTAATGCATTTGTCTCCAAAGTTAATCACCTCGACCATGGTTTTGTCAACGATGATCTGTGTGCCCTTCTCTATGGATTCTGAGAATCTGACGTCTTCTGATGCAGAAACCACTATTGCAGAAGTATATCTCTCTTCTGTCGGCTTGAAGTCTTGGGGCAATAAGATTCCCGTAGTTGTTTCGTTTGTCTTTTCGGCTCCAAATTCAATCTGAACATGCCTATTTAATGGTTTAAACATTTTGTTTCCTTTTTTGTGTTAAATTGTACAGGTGTCGTTGGTGCAAAACTTGCTCCCGGCGCCGCCTTCTTGAAAAGACATCCTCTGAATGGGTCTAATGCCTGCTGACATCTTATTGAATTCTTCTTCGGTGATCGACTCGTAGGGCGCTTGTACATACCCAGTTTCTTGATATTTCAAAAATGATACCGCCTTCAGTCGAGTCTCGTACATCTCAAGTGCGCTCTTGATTTGAGTTGATTCAGCTTGATTGAAAGTAACGGTAATCGATACAGAATTATCTGCCCAGTAATGTTGATATTGCGCGGCGATCTCAAGCTGCTCCCAAATGGAGACATCTTTCTTACCCTTCTGAAAGTATGGTTCATGTACAGGGAATTCTACCACCATTGTATTCGGAGAGTATGAGTCTTTCTCTATATTGTAGCCAGCCTCTTCTAGTTGTTCAAGCATCTCTGAACTCTCTGCGAATCTAATTCTTCTGATATAAAATTCGCTCTCAGGGAAATGGATACCGGGAGTGGATCCGTTAAGCAGTGACACGGTACCGGATGGTTTAATCGAGGTCATTCTAACTGACTTAGGAATGCATAACCAGTTGGAATACTCTTCATCTAATAATTTAACGTGTTCGTAAGCTTTATCGCACATTTCGTAAACTTCTCGGCGACCAAACTTATTAAAAGCTTGAACAACACCCGATTGTGATAAGCCGATGCGGCGATTCTTGAGCATCTTTGCATTAGTCTCTGGCCAGTGAGTGTTAGAGAGAGTGATCGTCTTTCCGTATAAATACGCAATTTTAAGAGTGCGTAGGTAATCTTCCATGTCTTCATGCTTGGCAGGATAAGTCTCGACCAGACAGCACAGCTCAGCATCTTCTAATTGCTGCTCAACACAAGGGTTAAAGCCTGCTACGTTCATATCGTCATACCGAAGACCGTCTTTAAATCTGCCGTGGGTTCGCGCGTTATCGAGCCAAATATAGCCCGGCTCACCATTCTTCTGACTTTGTGCGGCATGCCACGTGTAATCCATACCCACCACTGCGTTAAAGGAATTATTCGATCCCCATCGGTGATGCATTAATTTCTCTGAATCATTCTTCATCTCAAGATAACGTTTGTCGTCGTGGCGACCCATAGCTAGCGCAGCGGAACGACGTACGTTCCCTGAGACAACACAACGACCGATCAGGTTTTGGGTGTCAACTATATCTACCGAGGTCATCAGTTCTCCGATCTTTCCGGAAAACAGTTCGTTCAAGTTCTCGTGTAATTCAATGAGCGGACCGGCGCCCGAGGAGGTGCCTCCAAACCCATGGATGAGGGCGCCTTCAGGTCGAATAATCGAGTAGTCGAATTTGGGAACCTTTGCTCCGAAAAAGAATCCGTCAAGAAGAGTATGCACTGAATCCACCCAGCCTTCGCGTGAGTCCTCTATAATGAGAACATCCTTTGTATATTGTGGTTCACAAATAGATATGCTGCCGGCGCCTTCGGTATCAAATCCTACGCCAATACCGACCATCAAAGCATCCATCATCCAGGCGAAAAGATAGCCGCCCTTGGTAGCGATCTCGCGAGTGGAGCGAAAAGCGCAGTTGAACAAGCCAGCAGCAGTCCGTTCTTCGACAAACTTAGTTCCCATCATCCACAAGCCTCGTCCCGGAGGAGTCCACTTAAGATTGAATAGACGATCATAAGCATCTTTAGCGGTACGCTGAGCTTTTGCATCGTTCCACTCAAGACCTAACATAAAGACATGCTGTTTCTGCATATTAAACATACCCTCAACAACACGGCGGCAAGTTTGCCACCACTCCTCAGTGCCAGTAGCTTCAGCATCAAACTCGCTTAGTCTTCTCGCGTATGTTCTCTTAAAAGTAACATACCCGAGCGGTCCCCATGGGACTTCCTGCTGCTTGTACGGTTCCACAAAAGTGTCCGAAAGTCTAAAGCGTCTGATGTTGTCAATTGTTCTCATTATTTTATCTTCCTTCTTAGTTTGGTATATTTGGCTTGAAGGTACTGTTTTTGTGCAACAGGACCCAAAGAAACTGGGGAGGTAACAACTGCCGGGTTGCTAGATG